TAACCCATCTATAGCAACACGTACATAGTTCACTTTCTCTGCACCCAAGTCGTACATTGCATCTTGGATTGCTTCAGTGATAACTTCTTCTAAATACTCTGGTTCAGAATATGTAGTTGGCATCTCTCTAGAGTCCAATGCTACCTCGAATGTAACCTCGATAACGATGTCAGGTAAACTCACCAGTTGCCCCCTTTAGTCTTGTGCATCAATTCAATCATCTTATTAAGATACCACTTAGCTTTCTCTGCATCTTGAATAGGGTGACCTTTGTTCCACAATCTGATAGTGTACTTAAGTACGTTACCGTGGCAGTAGCTGATAGCTTCCCACTCACCTAGTGTATCTACGATAACATCAATGGTTTCGTACTTACCGTTGTTGTAGTGCTTAGGTTTTTCTACTGGGTCGAAGTCTTCAGTTACGCTGATTCTACCTTCTGTGTCGAAGAAGTCATCCCACACACCGTGTCCTTCATATCGTCTTGCTGCATCTGTCCACTCATCAGGAGTAACATCATTTAAACGTCTAGTCATATTATGCATTACCTTTCGTAGCTGTCCATTCACTTAAGTTAATTACATTCTCGTACGTATTAGCAGGTTCAAACTGCAATTCACCTGATGCAACCATACGCTCCATAGCTTCCATTACTTTCTCACCAAACTCTGCATCACTGTTGAGCAAGTGGAAGCAAGTAATAACACCCTGCATCAAGAACACTAGTTCTTCAAATGCTTCGTCATCTAATTTGTCTGATGGCATACACATCATGTTTAGATCAACGGTACCATTCCAGTCTTTACCGTCAAAGTTAGGTCGCATAATAAGTGCGATGTCATCTTGCTTTAGGTTTAGTGGTTCACTCATTATGTTTCTTTCCTTTATATGGGTTAAATTCTAGGGGTAATGTTTTCTTTACTGGTTCATCTATCCACTCTTGTGGCACAGATTTAGCTGCATATAAGAAGCCATGCTTCTCACACCACTGTGCGTAAGTTGTCTTAGATACTTTACTTAATCTTTTCTTGTAGCTACTGAATACAAATCTAATGTCCAAGTCAGGATGTTGTTTCTTTACTAGCAAATGTTTACGTCTATCTTCAGCAGTAAACAATCCTTTAGTCTCAACAATAATTCCATTGGGGAGTAGGAAGTCTGGTGTGTACTTGCGGTACGACAGATCCTCCCACTCAATCTTAATGGTCTCATACTGTGCATTACAACCTGCTTGTTTAAGCTCGTCATGTACAGTGTCTTCTAGTCCACTACGATAACCGTAGACCTTACCTGCTGCGATTCCCTTTGGACCTACTGGCATTAGCTATCTTTCTTCTTAGACAAGAATACATCATCAATCTTTACATATGAAACCATTGGTTTGATTTCAGCTTTTGATACCAGTGATGGCATCTCTTGCAAACCTTCCCAACACTTGTATCGATAAGAACACCAACCACATTCCTTACCTAGTACAAGATTACCTGTCTCCTTCTTACGATAAGTTTCAGGTATTGCTTCATAGCATCTTTCAAACTTGTTCTCTTTAAGCTTGTCAGCTTTCTTAGCAATCTTCTGTACTTCTGCATCAACATCAATACCGTCTGCAGCTACGTACTTGAACTCACCATTGGCTTTGTTAATCACCCACCAACCACCTGCCTTGACGTTCATAGCCTTGGCATATCCTGCTAGTTGACCTACGTAACCGAATGAATCGTTCTCTGCTAATGTCTTATAGTCTACGAACTTGTTTGTGTATGACCAAGGACTTGCTGACTTCACATCATCTACTGCACCTTCCGTGATCAAGTCTGGTGTGCCATAGATTGTGTGGTCACCTGCTGTTAGTTTAACTTTATCTCCGTTGTCGTAAGCAACACCTGCTTGTGTTAGCAATCCTTTGAAGACTGCTTCAGCAATGTCACCCATCATCATGTTGATAACAAAGTTTGTAGAGTGTGGTACTGCATCTTCAGGTTCATTCTTATCAAACCAAAGTTGGCAGTACTCTCTACCTACGTTAGACATACGTAAGGAGAAAGCATTGTCACGCTTATCTACAAACTGCCGAATAAGGGCAGCACGGACATCAGCAGTGACTTGGTCTACGACCTCTTCACTTAGTGTGCTGTCACCGTGTCTGACCTTACTAAGGAACTGATGTACCTTTAACTCGGCAGGATGATTCATCATTCAGCTTCCGTCACTTCCACGTCAACGAACTCATCAACTACAGAGTCGTATGTCTCTTGTCGTTTAGAGTTAGCTGATTCATTAAACTCCTTCACGATGTAGTTGTTGTAGTTATCAATCCATGCATTGAAATCACCAAACAATTGTGTATCTTTGTCTGTCAATTCAAGTGTGGCTGATAGGTCTAGTGTAGCGGTAGGAAGATAAAATGATGCACCAGTAGGCAGTGATTGCTCGTCTGTGCCCAGTTGAATGTAGTGCTGTGGCAACAAACGATTCTGCTTAGCCATCTGTGCAATAGGTGAACCCAATGTTTTAAATGCATCTTTGTTATCCACTTCCCAGATAAATGGTACAGATGTGACTGCATCAAGTGTTTCACCTTTAGCGTTCACTGGATCTGCAATAGTAATCTCACCAAACAAAACACGTACACGCTTGATAGACTTAATCAATGCCTTCATCTCTGGAGGTAATGAGTTGTAGTCTTCAATGTAACCTGAAGGTTTGCCACAGTTAAAGCCACCATCGTTATCACGTAAGTCCTCTTTCAATTCCTTAGCCATGATAGTCTTAACATACTTAGACTTTGTATCACCGTTACCTTGGATATACTTCTTGTACATGAATCGTTGATTGAACAAACGAATCTTTACATCCGTACCATACACTGGCTCTGTGCCATTGTCTAATACGTAGCTACCTGCAGCAACTACTTCTACTTTCTTCTTCTTGCCACCCACAACTTCCTCACCCATGATACCTTTGTGGTCAATCTTGAGACGAGCTAGTGTGCTTGACTTCTTCTTGCTTACATCGGCAGTCATACCCATAGCATCTGCTAGTTGTGCGAATGAACTACCTGTTAGTGCGATTTCTGTAGACATTTGTCTATCCTTTCTGCTGTTAAAAATCTATACAATTATACGTCTTTTTGTTCCAACCAGTTTACACCCATCTTAGCTTCTAATGCAAGTGGAACATTAAAATCTATATCCCATTTTTTATTAATTAAATCAACGAGTTGCGACTGGACTTCATGAATTACCGTGGTCACCTTTTGTATCTCATCAGGGTGTACATCAATCACGATTGAATCATGTACTGAATTGACTACACAACTTTGCATTGGTACCAATCGTTTGTAGATCTCGATCAATGCTAGCGGTACAATGTCAGCAGTAGCGAATGCTTGCACTGGATAGTTCTTAATCGCAGTGAAGTGTGTCACTGTGCCATCACGCTTACGCTTAACATCAGGGAATGCAAACTCACGATTGCTAGGTATCTTGATGAAGCCATGATTCAATGCTTGCTTAGCAAGTACACTGTGCCATGCAGCCACACCCTTGTACTTGTCCATGAAGTGTGTGTAGTAAGCAGCCTCAGCAGGAGTACGACCATAGCCAGTGGCACCATACAATGGAGCAAAGGTATGTGCCTTAGCACCCTGTCGTGTGGTAGGCTGACCTGCATCAGTGATAACCTTGGCAGTGTACGAGTGAACATCAAAGCCTTCAATCACTTCCTGTATAGCCACTGGATCCTGTGATAGGAATGCAGCTACACGAAACTCTAACTGTGCAAAGTCAGCTTCCATAATCTTGCCACCTTCCCATCGAGATACAAACACCTTCTTAACAGGGAACGTACCACCACGTGGCATGTTCTGCATGTTAGGATTAGCACCACTGAATCTACCAGTCGCTGTGATATGTTGGTTTAATCGAACATGGAGTAGTCCATTAGGCTTAACAAAGTTCGTTATACCGTCCACGAAGTTACTCAAGTAGCTGTCCAATGCTGACAGTCTACGTAGCTTAGACAGGAACTCTACTGCATCGTGCATACCTTTAGACAATGCCACACGCTCAAGAGTTTCAAGGTTCTCTTTAGATGTACCGAAGCCATTGGCACTAGCCCACTTAGAGTTAGGTGGTGTGAACTTTAACCCTGCCATATCCTTAGTAGGTCTGAAGTCAAAGCCACTGCCGTTGCATGCTGTGCATTTGTTGGACTTCTTGAATGGTGAACCATCCTTCTTGACCTTGAACACATAGCCCTTGCCGTGACATGGCTCACACTTAACTGCCTTAGTCTTGTACACAGGAGCGAAGTGTTGTTTCATAGCTAACTTAAAGTCTTGGTCAGTCATGTAAGGTGTGATAGCAGTAGCCCATCTGTCCTTGCTGTGTGGCTTACGACTATACACGACCCATGATAACTGCTCAGGACTGTTGAGGTTGATAGGTGTGTCTCCCATTAACTGTCGAATGTGCGACTGTAGAAGTTTCTCAGTCTCTTGTTTCTCTGTCTCGAACTCAACACGCACAGCTTCTAGTACATCCAAGTCTACCTTAGCACCTGTCTGATAGATACGTGCAAGCACAACCGTTGTTTCATTGGTCATGTCTATGGTACTAGCGAGACCACAATCTTCAGGGGTAAGAAGTCTAGACTGTATGGATTTATAAATGTATTCGGTAGCTCCAAGGTCATGCTCCAAATACATAGACAACTCAGCATGAGGAATGTCACGGGTACTATAGCCCTTCTTAAAATATTCTTTAAGCGTATCTTGTTTAAGTACGTCACTGCCATATCTTATTGCAATAGATCCCAAGTCTAGTGGAACCTTTTGCCCTCTCTGTAATACGTACTCAGATAACATCGTATCGAATACGGGACCACCATAATTAAATCCTGATTCCCAGAGCCACATTAAATCGTGAGAGATGTTCTGCCCAATCATCAATGTGGTCTTGTCTAACAGGTCTTGTACTGCCTTGCGATTAGCTACGATATCTTCCTGCACATCAGCATGATCGAATGTGTACACCTGACATGGTTCATCAAGTGGCTTACATCCAACCATCACCAAGGTGTTACCTTCCTCGAAGGGGTCAAGTTGTTTCTTGCCACCCCTGTTGGATACGGTATTCTCTACGTCAAGTGTAAGTATCATGATGAGTACACACCAGTCGTGTAGTCAAACTCACAGTTCACGATACGGTGTACACCACTAATCTTATTCTTAACAATGTTAAGGTATCTCATACCATCATCCTCTGTCTGGTCATTCATCGGTGGGTTACGTGCAATGAGAATCATTAGGTCTGACTCACCTGCTAAGCCAGTCTTACTACCCTCAATCATAGCCTGTGACAGAACAATCTTACCTTCTGCGTTCAGC